AACTTGGAGGTTTTTGGAGCTCATGGTCTTGGAGTTCCTACCTTTAGGTCTGAAGTACAAAAGTCGCCTATTAGTGATAGTGTTGATGAGATTATGGATCTTCCTCGTCTGCACGGGCGTCCAGATTCTAGGCAGATCTGGAAACATTGGCAGCGTGATTTACATTCGATTGCTCATACTCGTGGAGATTTTGAGCCACATGCGTGGAAACGTGCGTCTGATGATTTGCAGACACGTTTCGCACAAGTGTGTGTTCAGTATCCTGATGATGTTGAAATGATCAAACCCCTTAGTTGGTATTATAACCTGAGTGGTATGGATGGGGTAAAATCTATTGACAGAATTAACACGAAATCTTCTATGGGTTTCCCTCTGAATAAGTCGAAAAGTAATTATATCGACGTTGTGGATCTTGAGGTTCCAGGTATTACCGAACCTATTGATTTTACTGATCCACAATTCAGGGAAGAATTTTATATCCAGGAGAGCCTTCTTGCTGAGGGAAAACGTATTTATACGGTTTTCCGCGGTAATTTGAAGGATGAGCCTACCAAGTTCACGAAGAATAAGATCCGGGTTTTTGCGGGATCAGAGGTTGTTTTTACACTTCTTACTCGCAAGTACTTTTTGCCCGTGGTTAAATTTATTCAAGATCATGGTTTGGAATTGGAGTGTGCTGTCGGTTTGAATGCGTTTGGACCTGTTTGGCACGATGTCACCAAGTATTTAACGGTGTACGGGCCTGACCGCATGATTGCCGGTGATTACAAAGCCTTTGACAAAACTGCGTCTGCGAAAGCTATGATGTGTGCTTTTGAGACGTTAGTTGGAGTTGCTCGTCTTGCTGGTTATGACGAGCATTCCTTGACCATTATGGAAGGAATTGCAACAGAAATTGCGTACCCTGTGTACGAGTTCAACGGTGTAATCCTTCAGGCGTTCGGATCTAATCCGAGTGGTCATCCGTTGACTGTGATCGTGAATAATCTGATCAACAGTCTTTACCTTCGTTATGCTTATTATACTCTTCATGCTGGTGAAGATGTCCCCCTCTTTCATGAGCAAGTTTCGGCGCTCTGTTATGGTGACGATAACGTAATGGGTGTATCCCCCATGGAGACAAAGTTCACACATACTGCCGTATCGAAAGTGTTAGGAGATGCTGGTATCACTTATACGATGGCTGATAAGACTTCCGAGTCTGTACCATTGATCAGCTTGAAGGATATCAACTTTTTGAAGCGAGGTTTTCGGTATGAAGTGGATCTTGATCGCTATGTAGCACCTATTGAGGAAGCATCGATTTCCAAATTGTTACACAACGTTAAAGGGAAGAAAGCCTCACCGGCTGATGTGTCGTTTATGGCGATACACACTGCCAACCGTGAGTATTTCTTGCACGGACGCGATGTGTTTGAGGAAAAACGATCCCAATTGGAGCAAGTTGGACGTCGGCACTTCGGTTCTCTCTTTGAGCTTCCTAGCTGGGAAGAATTAGTGAGAACTTTTGAAGATGATGACGCTCTTGATCAGTGCATAGCAGGAACTGAAGAATATGATGAAGAATTGACACCACAATCTGGCGAGTCTGTTGGTTCGTTGCAAACCATTTCTATACTAACTGATGATTTCTCGAATGTGTCAATGTCTAATGAGGAGGGTGAACTGATTGATATTCTTGTGCAACATCTTCCTAAGAAGCCTAAATACAGAAATCATCGCTTTCTGGACTTTGGCGAAATGGACCTCATGTACAACCTCGGGGTTCCAGGAACGACAGGTAGGAAAATGCCGAAAGGTATCATTAATATTGAGACGAAGATTGTTGGTGATAGCAAAACTCGTTTTACGATGGTCTGTAGGCAAGCAAGGAAGTATGGAAGGATTATGCACATATTGACTGGTTACACGGTGTATGCGTGCGTGGCGACCGAGCACGGTGTCACACTTGTGAAAAAGTATGGTGGTGGAAACACGGTGCAACACAGTGAGCTTGATGTGGCATTTCTCGACTTCATGGCATATATTGCGAAGCGAGACATTCTCGAAAAGCGCTTGTTGTGTTTGGAATCAAAGCGTAAATCGAAAAACCAGAAAAAGAAGAAGACCAGTTAGATGGTCTCCGCCCTTAGGTGGGGGCGTTATAAATACACCAATAGGCGTTGGGAATACGCCTAGTCGCTAAATTCCCCTTTGAGAGGAATATACCGCACAGCTTGTTCATTGGTATCCAAAACACCAATTAGTTGTGGACAGGACTCTCATCGTAGGTAACGTTATGTGTGTCCCTATTTAGGGAAGGTCTCGCCGGCCAAACAACGTGGGCTCTCCGGACACCTTTAACCCGAGGTGTTACGTGAAAATAGTGGGGTTACTAATTGTCTATTATCTATATTTATTATTCCGTTCAATGTATTTGTAAATATGTTCTGTTGTACAAAGAATGGAGAGAAAAAACCAAATAATGGCCTGAAACCGCAGTCAGGCAGTGTTGAAGAACAGGTGGTGTGGACCACAGAGTGGTCCGACGTGTTCTGTACGCACATCTTATTCGAGCAACCAGATCTCGAGCCACAATCTGGTAGTGATCGTCTCGCGTTTACGATCACGACTGCGAGTGATAGCGAAAAATCGCAGATTGTCTCCTTTTCGGATAAGGAGGCGAGTTATGCCTACGAGGTGCCGACTACAATCGATCCAACTCGTATGAATACAGACTCTAATGATGCTGATCTTGGGAATTTCTTTTCCCGTCCGATTAAGATCGCATCGTATCAATGGGGAACCGGAACCACTTTGTTTCAAGACTTCAACCCTTGGTCCTTGTACTTTCAGAATCTACGAGTGATTAATCGCATTGTTAACTTTAATTTAATGCGAGCTACACTCAAGGTGAAGATCATGATCAATGGTAACGGTTTCTTTTACGGTCGAGCAATTGCTTCGTACCGTCCATTGCCTGCCCAGGATCAGGTGACTGTTAATCGGTCACCATTTGTGTATGACGTTGTGGAAGCGTCTCAACGTCCGCATATCTACATTGATCCATGTTACTCTGCAGGAGGTGAATTACACTTGCCATTTCTTTGGTATCGTGATAATTTAAATATTCCTCTGGAAGAGTATCAGTATATGGGCAATATGAATATTCGTTCGATTAATGCATTGAAGCACGCAAATGGTGCTTCTGAGTCGTGCACGATTTCAGTTTTCGCATGGGCTGAGGATGTTGTTCTGGCTGTTCCGACAACATCTGAACCTGGTGCGCTTGCTCCTCAGTCTGGTGGGACTGATGAGTATGGGACTGGACCCATTTCACGACCTGCAGGCATTGTTTCACGCGTTGCTGGTATGCTAACTGCTGCGCCTATGATAGGCCCTTTTGCTAAGGCAACAGAGTTAGCAGCCAGTGCCGTGGCTGAAATTGCACGATTGTACGGTTATTCTAGACCGGTTATGATTTCTGATCCTGCTCCGATGAAAATTTCTACTGTTGGTAATCTTGCCAACAGTAACATAACCGATCAGTCCACTAAGTTAGCTCTTGATTGCAAGCAGGAACTATCCATCGACCCTCGCATTTCAGGCGTAGGAGGGCAAGATGAGTTGGACATTACATCTTTTGCAATGAGGGAGAGTTTTCTGACTCTCTTTTCATGGGGCACAGCCCAAGCTTCAGAGACATTGTTGTGGAACTGTCACGTTACACCAATGTTGTATTCAATTAATGCCACTGTCGAGTACCATATGACACCAATGGCTTATGTGACCATGCCTTTTCAATACTGGCGTGGAAGCATTGAATATCGTTTCCAAGTAGTGGCGTCCAATTTCCATAAAGGACGTCTGGCGATCTCTTATGATCCATACTATGCAGCAACGTTTGAATACAATACACAGTACACACATATTGTTGATATTGCTGATGCAAAAGATTTTACGATCAAGGTAGGATGGGGTAACCAACATGGTTGGTGCCGCGCTACTACTCCAGGTACTGCAGCTACACCTTATGCTGCGTCCAAACTACCGACGATCAACCCGGACGTATATAACGGAACTATTTCCGTGCGTATTCTGAACGAATTGACGACACCGAATTCTACGGTCGACAATGATATTCAGGTTAATGTGTTTGTCAAGGCGTGTGATGACTTCGAAGTGGCTGCACCTGATGCCACCATTAATCAGTACGTGATTGGTCTTGCACCCGAGAGTGGTCTCGTGCCACAATCGGGCAACAGTATGGCTGATGCTGAAGATACTGCTGAACCAAACGCTCCGGCGTCCTCGGAAACGGATGCAACTTTGTCGCAACCGTTGTCGATTAGTGATTGGAATAAACACGTATACTTTGGTGAGGAGATCAAAAGTATTAGGACCCTCTTGAAAAGGTACAGTCAAGTGGAGGTAATGTCCCAATCATCTTCAGGTGACGTTTATTTGGAGTATAAACGTCCCAATTTTCCACTATATAAAGGTTACCAGGTCAACGCAGTTCATACAACGTCAACTACGACGCCATATAACTATGTCAACCAAACCTTTCTTAATTGGTTCACCCCTTGCTTTGCTGGAAAGAAGGGAGGAATCAGGTGGAAGTACCACCGGGTCGGTGATACTACATCCAATCAATTGTTGGGTGTGTATCGAGATCCATATGCCGGTACGAAGTATCAGAATACTTCCGTTACCGGTCCTGGTTACGGCACTGCAAGTGCTGTGGCTTGGTGGGGCGCAACACAGCTCGGCTCTCTTATGGCCGGGGCTGCAGAAACAAACACCCAAATTGATCCATGCGTAGAGGTAGAGTTACCTTACTACTGGAATAGGCGTTTTGGGTATGCTCGTGATCTGAATCCAAATACGGAGGATGGATATCACCAGCACTGCGTCTACACCACATCTGATGGTATCGTCGGAAACACGACTAACTTTGTTAAGTCTATGGTTTCTGTTGGAGAGGATTTCTCACTGTTCTTTTTTGTGAGTACTCCTATTGTGTACTACTTACCATCAGTACCTGCTGAGTCTTAGTTACTGTGCGCGCTTACGAGCATAGACACAGTATGACTTATCAGTTCGGCTTTTACATCATTATTGCCATATCTCAGAATGATGAAACCTATTGAGGAGACCCAATAGTTACCAACATGTTTTACCGTTGGTACGCGAGTATAATCTCGCGGCGCTAGTAGCTTACTACAGCTTGAGAAATTTTCTTGAGTGCGCCGCGGGCGTACTCATG